GGAGAAGCAGCATGAAAATAGCAGTTAATTTTTCGATTGATGTAACCAAATTGGATAAAACAAGATTTAAACCAGGCAAGTATGGCGCTAAGTATTGTGACCTGACTTGCTTTATTTCGCCCGAAGAGCCAGATGATTACGGGCAACATGGCGGTATTAAGCACTCAACGACCGCAGAGGAGCGCGCTGCTGGAATTGAAATGGATTTTGTGGGCAATTCAACAGCGTTTTGGGGCGAGGGTATTAGCATTGTTAAAAAAGACGGGTCAATGAGCAGTTTTGGCGCACCTGTTAAACCTGTTAAACCTGTTAAAAAAGCAGCAAAAATAACAAAAACACTTGAAGAGTTCGACAATGATACCCCCTTTTGAGGAGTAAATTATGGCATCCACGCTATTTGGTAATTTTTTTATATTTAGTTTTTTAATTGCAACGGTAATTCACTGTTACGCAATCATTAAAGGAGATCAACATGAAGCAGTCTGAGCGCGTTTTAAGACATCTTGAAGAGGGTAAAAGACTTACATGTCTCAATGCTTTCCAAGAGCTTGGCATAACCCAAGTCGCAGCACGAATTTATGAGCTTAAAAAGGAAGGTCACCCAATCACCACGATGCCAATGAAGGTTAAAAATAGATACGGTGATGAGGCTAATGTGGTCAACTACGTGTTGGAGAAAGTTGATGCTGCTTGATAAAGCTAAATTTGCAATGGAACATGGCGTAAAAGCATCGACAGTGTCTGGGTGGATGCAACGACATTGGACAAAAGGTCAACATTATTATGTAATTGGTCGGACCACCATGATCGACACAGAGGAATTTGAGAGATGGATAAGAAGTTCCCAACAGGAGTCAGACCTCGCGGAAACGGGCTGCAAATTAAAATTTGGCAACAAGGCAAGCTCGTCTACCAAGAGATCATTACGGCCAACCCCAACAATGCGGCTGACGTTAAGCGCGTAAAAAAATACCGAGATGAATTAAAGATTAAGTTTCGGCTTGGCCTTGCCTTTGAGGAAGAAGAATACCCGACACACCTGCAATCTTTTCACAGGATGGCTCAAGAATATCTAGAGACTCATCAAGGTAAGCACTCCACAAAGCTAGGCTACCTCAACATTCTCAATAAATATTGGATACCGTTGTTTGGCAAAAAACCTTGTGCGTCCATTACCACCCGTGAGATTAAGCTGGCTTTGAGTCGTATAGATGCGTCTAACAAGACCCGTGACAACGTGCTCGGACCATTGCGTGGCGTTTTGGGCTATGCCGAGGTGTTTCCGAACCCAGCGGCAGTTATTAAAACTAAAAAGGCTCAAACTAAGCCAATTGACCGCTACACGCCAGTTGAGCGTGACAAGATAATGTCCTGCCTCAATGGTGATGTTTATGTTTATTTTGCTTTACTGTTTGGTTGTGGGTTTCGCCCTGGAGAGATTAAGGGATTGTTACGGAATGATTTTGATGGGGAACATTGGCATGTACACCAGCAAATAGTAAGAGGAAGGTTAGTTGAGTCAACGAAAACAGGTCATCGTAGAAAAGTATATGTGCCGAATTGGGTGAAAAAGGCCATGAAGATGATGCCGCTGCGTATCGATTCTCCATACTTTTTTGTTAATGAAACCGGTGATTTTTACAAGGATACTAGGCGCTTTAATCGAGCCTGGCAAAAAGCGCATAAGCGCAAGCAAATCCATTATCGAACACCCTACGCCTGTCGCCACACAAGAGCCGCTGAATTACTTTCAAAGGGCGTATTACCGCCATTAGCTGCAAAACAATTAGGGCACTCTACTGCGGTATTTTTAAACACCTATGCCGAGTGGATAGACGAGTACGCATCTGACAAAGATTTTTCGCAGTTTGAACCGCTACCAGAAACCGAGCATAAACCCCTTCGTGGTCGGTGAAATGGTCGGTGAATATGCGGTTAATGTCGCTGAGTGTAGGTCACGAAAAATAAGAAGTCAGTATTCATGCGGGTTGTAGCCGACACTGGCCGACACTCACCGTCAATGCCACGGGTTCAATCCCCGTCGTCCACCCCATTTAACTTGTTTAAAATCAATGACTTATAGACTGTTTACCTCTAAAAACACTCATATGGTCGGTGTTTGGTCGGTATTTGTATTTGCATAGGTTCAAAAACACTTCGTTTTATCTAAAAATAATACCCGCAAAGTGCAACAAAAAGCGCCGCAAAAAAAGCCATTCCAGCAACCTTTTCTAAGTCAGTCCAGTTGTCCATTATTTGTTTCTCGCTACAGTTTTTGTTTTTTCAATAGTCCGTAATCCACCAAGGCCTAGCATCCCTAAAAGCACAGTTGTCAGTAGTGAGCTATCAACGGGTGGTACAGTAAACCAAATGCCTAAAATTGGGGCCAAAATGGTAGAATACATTAGCGCTAAACAACAACACCAACCGACAGCTGGGCGCCAACCACTAACAAATAAATTTTTGTGTGCGGCTTCAACAGCGTTAACAGACAGTTGACCTTTGGCAAGCTCTTGGGCATGTTTTTCCGCAAGGGTATTAAGTTCAAATGCAATGCGATGTCGCTCAGTTGCATCTGGGACAATTTTTTCAAGCAATCCAGTAATTGGTCCAATTAAATGCGCTAACATTTTTAAATGACCTCTCTTTTTTAAAATATTTCTGTTGCAATTATTACAACGGTTATTATTAGTAAAATAATCGCCAATATAAGACCGCCTAACACGTTAGGGTCTCGCCAATTTTCGTTCATAGAGACCCCTGATAGACTTCTACAACACTTGGGTCAACATATTTAGGCTCACAAAACGCAGTTAAAGGCATCTTAAACGCCTTATTCCATTTAGTCATGTCACTCCCGCCACGCAGATTTTGAGTGGATAGCGTGCGGCTGAAGTGGATGCAAGCATTCATATCCGCCCACGGGCCGTATTGCTCACGCGACTCTTCATAGCCGTCTTGGTCTGCTAAAATTACAATCAAATAAAAGACAAGCTGTTTCAACGAATTACCTTGGCGTTTTTTTCAACCCAAACTAGCTTGCAAATGCACTCGACCGGCTCATAGTTTCGCTGGCTTTTAGACAATTGCTGACACATATACCTGCATGCTTGTAGGTTTTTGTAATACACAGTCTTACTTTCATCAACACTGCCGTTAATAAAAAACAATAACGCGAACGCCATCTTCATTTTATTTAGCTAGCAACGCTTGAACGAGCGCTTGGATCTGCTCGTTAGTCTGTTCTTGTATCTTTTCCTGCCTAGCCAAAGAGTCAACAATAGCGTCAACTTTAGTCTCAGTGATTGCAACAGCCTGACCGTTAGCTTGCGCTTTACTTGCCGTTTCTTTAACAATGACCGCTATACGCTTTACATCCGCTGTAGTAGCTTCTGCGTTCGCCTGTGCAGCACCATAGCTGATTGCGCCCACGAACAAGGACACAACTAAAGGTAAGGCCCACGGCTCTATGGAGATTCGATTATCTGACATAAATTCTTCCTTTTTTTTTCTAAATTAGTAACACCAAAGAACGCTTTTGTCCTCTCTAATATCAACGTGTACAAACGCCTTTGAAACGCCAATGCCATTAAAGCCCAGTGCAGTAGCGTGGCGAACCAGTTGCATTCTCTGACGCCCTCCTGAGACATAAATGTCTGCGGCTATACCTTGGGCATGTGTCCCTGGAATTTCTTTACGCTTTTCAATGCTGTGATTGGGCGACCTATAACCGCTGGTAATTTGGAACCCAAACCCACACGCACCCCGAAGTAAGTCTAGTTTTTTAATAAAATTGTGTGACATTTTGTTTTCGCCTGTTTCCTGGCAGTCAAACTCTTCTATTTTGAAATACTTAAAGTCATCCATATCAAAGCCACTTTGCCGCAGCGATTGCAGCGATGACAAAGGGGTACATCGCCATAATCATCTTGTCCATTTTATCAAACCTAGCTTTGCCCTCATTTAATGAGCGCTGTATACCTTCGTAGCGCTCTAAGCACTGTTTCTCATGCATCTCTAGGCGTATTAGCGACTCATTAACTTCCATCAGTAAGTACCTTTCCACACGCGAAATGCATCAAACTCACCTGATAACATTTTTTTATGAATTAGGTCTTTTTTTGCTTCTGTGTCGGACCATTTAAGACCGGCTTCTTTTACCCACTGGGCGACCAAATGAACGGGTATCCTACCGACAAGACGGTTCTCCCCTGCCTGGCCAAGCCCTTGCTCTCTAATCTGCTTCACTTCATCAAGATAGACATTGTTGTCATACTGTTTGTGAATTTCGATTCCCTTTGCTGTAGGAATAATTTTTTCTTTAATCAGCATTACTTTTTCCTTTTCTTCTTAGCAGGCGTTTTTTTTGCTTTTGCCGCTGCAGATTTACCTGCTGGCGTGTATGCGTACTTTTTACCTTTGACCATTGGCATTACTATTTCCTCTTTGCAGTTTTTTTAGATTGTTTAAATGCTTTTGCAGTGGGAGCACCCTTAGCCCCAGGCTTACGCATCTTCTCTACCTTTTTACCAGCAGCTTTCTGTTTTTCAATACGTTTACGCTTTGCGTGAATGTTTGAATATAACCCTGGCATCTCTATCTCCTAGTTTTTGTTTTTTTCTTGGCTTTTGCTGACAAATCTTTAAAGTGAAATAAAGGTACGCTTGTCGCAGTGTGCGATTTGTTACTGTGCAACGTGCCATTGGCCATTTTGTGCATTGAGCCATTGTGCAAAGTCCCGTCACGCTTGTAATGCTTAACACCTTTCATTATTTACTCCTTGATAAAAAACCCCACCCCCGCAAGGGTGAGGCTTTACTTACAACAATTAAGACGCAGTTAAATCACAGATAATTCCTGACGCTGCTTCGTTCTTAGAAACAAGAGTCAACTCTGTTACAACCTGTCTCGTAGTATTATCACCAGATTTCGCTAGTTCTACGTTCTTGGTTGGACGCAATACAGCTACGTTCCACATGTCGTTCTGACAAATAAATACATCACGGCCACGGATTAGACGGCTTGGCTGAAATTCAACCGTGCCCCAAGGCGTAACGTAAACGTCTAATGACTTAACAACTTTTTGATCACCAGCTTGTACTTGTGAACGCTGGTTGTTGTTACCAGTGAACCCAAGAGCCTTGTTCATTTGGAAAGGCGAGAGGTAAACCGTATCTGGGTTACCACCTGCAGTCCAAATTGACTCCATAGTAGTGTCAAAAAGAGCTTGGTCTAGGTTTCGTGTAGAACCGTTGTCAGTTCTAGCTCCACCAGTTCCGTTAGGAGCAGCGCCACTAGAGTTAGTTAGGAAACTATCATTAGTGGTCATCCAGCATGGAACACCTGCTAATTCTCTAGCAGTAGTGGCGTTACCAGCTACACTGGCGTTGTTAGCAAAAAGACTCAATTCTATGTCTAATTTTTGCTCTTTAGCGACTTTTACGCAAAATGTTATTCAAAGGAATTTAACCTTTGATCTCACAGTTTCCTGCGAGTATCGGACTATATCTTCACCCCCGATATCGGTAGGGTGCAGCGCACTCGTGGGGTTTTACTGACCGTTCTGGTCTCCATACCCTAGTCTCTGAACCTTCCTAACATTCCTGTTAGGCTTGGCTGCTGATTGGCTTGCCACTTTTGTGGTTTAGCGTCCCAGACAGTTCACGCTGTTGCAATAGCAGATTAC